CCGCGTGGCTGTGGAGCTGGCGGCTGGACACGAGCTTGCGGGGGAGACACAGGCTCTTCCACTGGGGCTTCCTCTGGTACGTTTGTTTGGGCTCCGCCTTGGAATATCGACAGTATAAACTTCTCCGCATCGGTTAGCGGTAACTGAATTGCTGAAGCAAGGCGACGGAAGGCGGACGATTGTGCCAGTTTGCGTGCTGCCTCGACTTCGTTCGCGGTTCCCACATCAGCTAACATCTGTATGAACTGAGTGGAAACCAGCATGTCGTCTACGGCTTTAATTGCTGAAGGCTTTGTTCCTCGAGCAACGAGTGCTGAAGTCACACCAGATGCTACTCCCATCCCCGGAAAGCCAAGAGCGCTAGCTGCTGCCTCAATGGGGACACCAACTGCGGCCCTCTGGGCCACGCCGTAAAGTCTTTGCAATACGGTGTCGGCGTTACGCATGCCGTCCTGCAGCGCCTTACCTGTGCGGATCTGTTCTCGCGTGGCCATAGCTACGCCGCGAGATACACGGTAAAGATCCGACAGTTGCTTTTGAGCACCCTGAGGCAGGTTTGTCATCACCGTCTTATATGCAGTGCGGTGGCGGAGAAGACTCTCATACCATATCATATAAGTGTTAAAGTTTAACTGGCCATTCTGGGTCGCTCTACCGAACGCTGTCGTCACGCCGGAGGCGACCACCTCACTACGCATGTCTTTAGGAATGGTGTTGATCAATCGTACAAGAGTATCGGCATCGCCTTTTGTCAGCACTTTCATGGCTTCGGTAAGACTGCTGACCATCGACATATTAAGTTCTCTGCCGAACAAAGAAACTATGTCGTTTTGAAGCGCTATTTGTAATTGAGAGGTCCTACGCGCCAGATCAAAGGCATCGGCTGCCTCTGGATTTATTGCTTCAGTCGTTTCTCTGATATCTGCAGAAAGTGCGCGATATAGTTGCTTTAAAAGACCATCGTCTTCTTTCGCATACTCTCCTAGTCCATTTAAAGCACGACCAACTTCACGTCGGTAGTTATCTACTAAACCATAAAATGGGAGCGTGCCATCTTCCTCTGGGCGTAAAGCTGCTACAATTCTTTTTTCTAGAGCAGATAGTTCTGACTCTTTTCCTAACTCATTAACAACCCTGTTGTCGATAAAAGAAAGCACGTTATTGGCGTTAGTTGGAGTTGAAGGTCTAACTAGGGCTCGTAAGGTATTCCAAGCCTGTTCTGCTTTTGCGTTTAACTCATCACGAAGTCCTGACATTCTTTTTCTTAACGTCGCATTAAGCGTGCTCAGGTCCTCAGTGCCGCCGAGATCATCAATCAGTTGGAATGCGCGATCGCCTACTCTTTGTAACCCCTGTATCTCCGCCGCATGTGTAGACGAACCGGTCTGAGACTTGGCCAGTTGAGCAAGCTGGCGGAATATCTGGCTAGTGGTAACGTGGTCCGGCTGCAGGTATTGTGCAATACCAAGTCGTTCTGCTGCTGCAATCGTGGCAGCATCAGGGGCCGCATCTTCTGCTAACAGTCGCATAGCGGCGCTATTACCATTGGCCGCTCTACGAGCAAGTTCGGCTGTTTCTTCACCGGTAAGGTTAGGGTTAGCTATCTTAGATGCAGGGGTTTTTGCAGATTCAAACAGGCGTGGAAAAACATTTTGGAAGTAAGGCCTGAGCGCTCTAAAAGAAGACCCCAAGGTATAGAACGCTGCAGGGACAATTCCCGCAGTAACGGTTTCAGCCACGCCAAAATCGCCGCCAAGGCCTGTCTGGACCCCCTCATAAGCAGCCTGCGTTCCTGCTCCTTGAGCCACGGTACCTAAAAGGCCACGTCCTTTAGTCAAGGCAAACATAGCCGCTGCCGCACCGGCTCTAGGTACATCAGAAAACTCCATGCCGGGCTCGATCACATACTCTTGATCGTTAATACCTGACCTAAGGATAGGATTGCCCTTCTCATCAAACCGGACTCTAACCTCAGGAAACTGCGTTTTAATGACCTGTGCCATTTCCGCAGGGGAGCCCATGATGGTGCCGACGGCTGTTTTGAACACAGGCATAGAGAAGACCTTATCGAACTCAGGCATTTGCTGATAAGAAGGCAGCGTGCGCGTCAGGTCCGTGGCCCGTCGTTCGCCAGTAATCGCCTCGCCAATACCTTCAAAGAAACCCATCTTTTCGCCCTCAGGCGCAGTAGATAGAGGAGTTGGCATAGCGGCCGCCTCTTCTGCAGCCACAAGACGGTCGTACTCCGAAACCATTATGTTGAAGTCGTCACTGCCTTTTTGTTCAGCGTTATCCAGTAACCATTGCCCAATCTCGTCAGAGGTAATGGGCTTTGGTGTTGAAGAACCTGTCTTGTTTTCTTCTGCCATTTTTACCTACCTAACCCCTACCTAACAGTTGATTAACTCGAGAACGAACATCAGAGGGCTCATCTCTTTTTCCCATTGAGGGATCAACAGGAATAGGAAGTGGTTCATCTGGCAACATGCCACGAGAAACCTCAATCAGAGGGTCAGCGCGTCCAGAAGCCAACGTCTCGTTCCAGAGCATGATACTGTTTTCTTCTGCCCTACGTCGGATTCTCGCCATTTCCATCAAAGTTTCTTTAGTTAGCTGGATTCTACCCGCGACAACTTCTCTGAGGAACTCTCTTTCTGCCGGAGTATCCAAGCCTCTAGCGCCTACGCCTAATGCAGTGATCGCGCCAAATACTTCCTTACCTAACGCAGAGTTAAGTAGCTCGGTGTCACTAAGCCTATCAATCAGTGTAGGATCGTCGGAAAATAGTGTTTGAATTCTTCGTATGTTTTGACGGAACTCCGCACCGAATCCGCTGTCTACATTACCTTCAGCAAGCAGTTTTATGGTCTCGTCGATCTTACGAATATTACCTGCAGCGGCCAATGCCGCGTTGTACTGGTTGGTCAGGCCTTGTGCTAACTCAGTCACGCCCACTTTCTCAAGTGTGTTTTCTCCCATATCTACCAACGGCTTATCTGAGGGAGGTCTTCCCCCCTGCAGACTTAACTCTCCAGTAGTTTCTTCTATTTGCCAAGGCAAAGGCCTGTCTGCCTCAGGAAGCTGTCGTTTTTCTTCATCAGTCAAAAACCGATAGCTTTTACCCGGTTTCTGCTTGGCAATCTCTTTGAGAAGCTGTTGTCTGCGCTCAACATCAGCGGTGTTTGCAGCAACTGCTGCCTGCTGTTCGCCTTGAGCAGCTTGAAGAGCCGCGAGCCGTGCTGCTTGCTCTCCCTTTCGCATTTCAGCAACACGAGCGCCAACTTGTGCTGGCAATCCTTCTGTTGCTCCCGCCAAGCGCGCTGCGAAAGAACCTCTCAATGGCTGGCCCTGAGAACCTACATTACCAGCAAACCGCAGTGCCCCTTGGGCTATGTCAAATAACATCTGGCTGCGAGCAGCGTTTTTATCGCCGGTGCCCAGAAGCTCTGCGTACTGGGGCGCTAGTTCACGGGTTCTTGCCATGACATCAACCGTAGAAGCTGATGGTCTTCCCCTTAGTAATTCCAGTATTTGCCTGTTTGCTTCAGCAATTGTCTCTGGCGAGTATGATCCAACAGAGGTAACGCCCGCCTCATCGCTACCGTCTTGAAAATTTTGAACAGGTGCCTTAGCTGCTGCAATTTTGTCTATCTGTTGCAGCATTTCAGCAAAAGTCTGGTTGTCCATGTTGCCGCCCTGACTTGTTGGGCGCAACGATGACACGGTCGCTTGTGCAAATGCTCTCTCTCGATCAGACGAGTCAGGGTTGGAAAGAATGGCTTTTGCTTGCAGGTACTGCTCTGCCTCAGTCAGCAGGGCTCCCTGTGGGGCCTCTGTTTTCTCGCCGCGCACAAGTGAAGCGATGCCCTTCGGCACGTCGGTCACGATGTTTTCAAGCGCCGGGTAAACATTTCCGGGGTAAGGGATGTAGTCGCTCACTTTTCTGCCGCGAGCTATTCTCGCCTCCTGCTCTGCTGCACGACGGGCTCGAGTTCGTTTGTCAGCCTCCATGAAGCGCTCCACAATTCCGCCATCTGCCATGCCCATAGGCGGCATAGCTGGAGGCATAGCTGGAGGCATTGGCCCTTGGTCCGTTGGCAAAGAAGCTACACCACCGGGAGGTCCCGGTGGTGTAGAAGCCAGCGGCGGTTGACCCACTGGAGGTGGCGAAAGGGCAGGGAGAGCGGCTACGCCCTGTTGAGCTAATACCGGCTGCAGAAGCGCCAACACCTCGTCTGGTGTTTCAGCCGCGCTGTTATAGCCGACAAGATCAGCAAGCTCTTCACGACGCGCATCGATTGATCGATAGTCGCCACGGAGGTTGTTCATTAATACCTCAGGCGAGTCAGGAGTGCGCCCCATCAAGCGAGCAGTCTCGTCTTGTTCTGATGCCATCATCTCCTCGTCTATTTCAGCCATCATGCCATCGAGGTCATCCATGAAGCCCTGCATGATGCCGACGTTCTCGATCTCGTCGTCCTCGACCACTTGCATCTTTTTCTGTTTCTTCATTTTGAAAAGCCCTTAAAAAAGTCCTGCTGTTTTTGCGCCAGCGGCCGTTGAGAGTCCAGCAATACCAAGGCCAACCGCAGATTGAAGTGGACTTACGCTGGGAGCACTCTGCGAAGTCAGTGACATCTGTGTAGTAGGTGCGCCCCTGAATATGTCTGAGACGAAACCTAACTGTTGATAGGGGGCCATCGTTTCCTGAAGTTGCGTTGCTCTCATGGCGTCGAGTTGTGCCTGTTGATTTTGTCGCTCCAGACCACCAAGGCCAGCAAGCAGTGACGTATCGGCGGCACCAAGGCGCTGGGCCGCTTCACCAAGGCCAGCATACTGCGTTCCCATAGTCCCAATTTGGGACCCCAGAGCGCCCAGCGTTGCTGCTTTGGACAGATCGATACCGGCCTGCTGACCGGTAAGGGCGCCAATACCCTGACCCATTGCTGCTAATTGTTGAGCACGCTGCAGATCAATGCTGGCCTGTTGGCCGGTGAGGGCACCAATGTTCTGCCCGAGCTGGCCATATTGCATCCCGGACTGCCCAAGCGCTTGACTTGCTGCAAGCTGGCGTCCCTGTTGAGCCTCAAATGCCTGCTGCGCGGCCTGCTGTGCTTGCACGTAGTTTTGAGCATAGTCTTGCATGATTCTTTGTTGCATCAAATCTTGAATGCCGCGCTCTGTTTCAGCACGCTGAACACCCTCACGAGTGCCGCCGAATGCGCCGGCACGAACGGCTTGAGCAGCCGCACCGGTCCCAGCAATATCAGCCTGCCGACGCATCTCACCCAGAGCATTTTGCGTCACTGCTTGTTGATACGGGTTCATAAATGCAAAGGCTGAACGTGGGTCATAGCCCTGAGCAGAGCCCATTAGGCCTTGGACGCCTGCACCCAAGGCACCAATTCCCTGTCCGGTTATGTTTTGTGCGGCCTGAAACTGTGGCGCGGTTTGAACACTTTCCGTTAGAGATACGCCTCTTCCAAGGACATTTTGCGCCTCTTGGAACTGTGGCGCGGTTTGCACAGCACCAGCGGCAAGAGCGCCGCGTTGAGCAAGGTCCATCCCCTGCGTTACGCCCTGAGACCCGGCCTGAAGGTAAGGCTCAAAGGCACCGACGCCTTGTTTTCCAAAATCAATCGCCTGTTGCTCAGTAGGAGAGAGCCCCGCAGCCTCAACAGCCGGGATATTCATGGGCTGGTTATACAGGCGTTGTGCCTCTTGAATGAGCCCTAACTTGTAGGCCTCAATTTCCGGCGCTTCACGGACTATTTGTGTTTGTGTTGATATATCAGCCATTCTTGTGGCCCTCCAGTTTCTTCATCAGGGCATACATCTTCTTGGCCCCAAGACGCCGTGATCCATTGCCCATGCCCCGTACCGCTTTGGCGGTGAAAACAAATTCGCCGTCAGACAGCATTGCCGGGATGTCGTCAGAGGTGCCAGTGCCCGGACCAGAAATGTGCCCGTTCTTTCGGGGAAACTTGGTTTCACCATGCGCCGGGCTTCCCTTGGCTCTCCGAACACCGCCATAGCCGCTGTACATCGAGGGCACTGCTGTTGTTTGAACACCGCCAAATTGCAGCCCATACTGGCTGGGGTTTTGGCTCAAAAGCTGCTGGCCGGGGCTGATGCCTGAAGCAAAGTTCTCCCACCCGGCGGGCACTTCTTCTTCTTCTTTCTTGAAGCCCCCAGCGAGGCCCATCACACCTAAACCGGTCAGCGCCATCGGCCCATATTGGCGGAAGAAGCTAGGCATGGCCTTAGCGGCGGCCTCATTCGCTGCCTTCACCGCCGTGGCATAGGCGTTTGAGCCCGGCACAAGAGCGTCCCCACCATACTGGGCAAAGGTTTTGTCATAGGCTTTGTCTGCCGCCGTTTTGCCTGCCTCTGCAATTCTGCTAGGGCTAATTTTGTCCAAAACCGCTTCCTTCGCACGAGAGAAAATGCCTTGTGAACTTGCAGGGGAAGCATTGGCGAACTGTGCTGAAGTGCCAGATGGCATTCCAACCGCGCTGGCCAGTTTCTGCCCTGCTGTTGGGGCAGCGCCTATGGCGCCTGTGGGCTCTCCCGGAGGGAAGAAGGTGCCCCCTTGGCCCTGTGTCCAGCCTTCAAAGGGCGCAGGAGGGCCCATCATGGAAGGGGTGCTAACGGCCTGCGCGGCTGTTTCTGTTGCTCCCTGTGCAGCAGGCGCAGCTCCCATGTCGGGTAAAGCTGCTTCTTTGCCGGCACCGGTGAAAAAGTCCTTGGCCTTTTGAACTTGGCCAGAAATGGTGGTGGCACCTGTATAGCTTCCTGCCTCAAAGGCCTGAGCTCCGCCAAATGCGCCAGCCATAGCGCCAGCCGAAAGACCACCGATAGCGCCCGCCTTCAGAGCATCTTTAAGATTTCCACCGGCTGCCAACGTGGAGCCTGCTCCACCTACGAAACCAGAGACGGCTGCAACACCAGCGGCCGAACTGACGCCAAGCATCGAGGCTGCAGCCGGACCGACAAAAAAGCCAAGCGCTACTGCAGTGACGATCCTTCCTACCGTGGAGCTGGTGAATTTTTTAATTGCCTTCCCAATTTTTTTGAACATCTTCTTCAATGAGAAGAACTCAGGAAGCCCCGTCATCGGATTGATACTACCACTGCCCCCCATACGGCGCAGAAGTTGTGCTTCTTGGGGAGTTATGTGGGCCAGCATGGTGTCGCCGTTGCGCCCCTGCTGCGCCATAGCGGCTGCTAGAGGCTTGAGAGAGGCTATGCCTCCCTTAGCAAAGGTCTCGGGGACCATTGGCCTTCCCCCGCCAGCACGAATCTCATCAACCGCCAGATTGAGAGCGGCAAAGAACTCTCCGTCAAATGCTGGGGGAAGAAGCTCTTCATCGACGCCTTCAGCGAGGTAGCGAGCACGGATTTCAAGGTAACGGTCAGGGGCCGCCAGAATCTCGTCCACCATCCGATTCAGCATGTCAAGCGCTTCAGGAGGGAGGTCTAGCTCTCGCAACTCAGCCTTGAATTCAGCCACGGCACGCGGATCAGCTTCGGCGGCCGTACCAAGAAGGTCTTCGGAAAATTGGGACGAGGAAACGCTTTTTCGCATTTCCTCGAAAGCTGCAAGGCTCTCTGGGGTTATCTCGGCGGCTTCAGGGGGGAGTCCCGCCATTCCCGGCATCGCGTCTGCCATGTTACATATACCTTTGATTGTTAAGGCCTCATTGGGCCGCACGCCGGGAAAGCGTGAAAGTACCCAATTATCAAGCTTTTATCAGTTTCTGTCCACTTCCATGTAAGACAAGTAAAAGTCTGTATCCGCGCGGGAACTTGTCACCTTCAAGACATCTGTGGCTTCCATCACAGCGGTCACCCCCGAAAAAGCGTCCATCGTCGAATCTACCGGCAAAGGTGCGTCTTCGATGAACTGGTAAGCGGTCGCTCCGCCAAGAGGGAAAATAGCTACGTTAATGGTCGCGCTGCCACTGCCGGGATTCGTGATCCGCAAGGAGCTTACCAAGGCCGTATTCGCCGCAGGCACCGTATAGATGGCCGTCTGAGTGGCCGCCGAAGGCGTCAGGTACTTACGCAGGTATTTGACCGCCATTAGGTATACTCCTTTGAGAGGAAGGCTGCTGTCAGGATCACCGAAGGGATCGCGGGTCTGGTGGGAGAAGTACCCGCTACGTCCGCCTCTGAGTATACAGATGTGCTATCTGACCACCACGCCATTTCCAAGTAATTGTTGGCGGGGTCCCGTACTGTGAAAATGCCTGAGACGTTAGCCACCACGTACCCGTATGCAGAGGCGCTCTTGCGAGAGGGCACGTCAAAGCGGGTATTCGACAGGGGGTAGTTCACACCCGTGTCCTTGGCCCACAGTTCAAAGCTGTGGGCAGCGTTGTCTGTGTTCACGACCTGACAACTCACTGTGATCAGGTACTGACCGTGGTAATCAAACCTCAGCTTCGAGGCACGTGATCCTTGGATCGCGGTGCTGGCTACAAGCTGCGCGGTGTCTACCGTGTAGGTGCCTGTGCTGCCCGTCGTGCCGCTAATCTGTTCAATAATGCGGGTGCCCGCAGTAATCCCCGTGCCAGTTAGCGTCATGCCGGAAAGGATCGGGCCAGAGGATACGGCAGTGACGGTCAGGATCGTACCCGCGCCACCCGCTCCATCGTCAATGTAACCAGTAAACGACGCCTCGTGCGCCTGTACGGACACGCCATTACCAAAAATCGGCGTGTCATAGGTGAGGATGTTTTCAACCGTGGTGCTCAGGTTTTGGTGCTGAGACTGGTCCATAACCATGCCATAGGGCAGGATGATCCCATCGCTGGTTTGGAAGCCACGAACACGTCCAGCAAAGCCTCCGCCAGCGGCGTTGGAACCCACCATCCAGTTCATAGCGGCTGCGATGTTTTGATCAGGGGTTGCGGTGTAAGAAGTGTTGAGCTGAAAGATTACCTGCTCAAGCGACCGGACAAGCTGGTTGAACTTCTCAGTGCTGAAGTTAGCATCGGCGTTAGGAAGACGGACGTTTGCAATTTTACTCATCGCATCCCGTCCGGCTGAATGTCAACGCGCAAGGTGCCGTATCGCCACCACGTGTCTACATCGGTGCTATTTAGTTTAACCGCGATTTGTCGCCCACGGGCCCTTGTGTCCACCTTTTGAGTTGTCGGCGTGACCGTATAGGGGTCAAGGGAACTGGGGCTGGCGGTCGCCTGCGGGTAGGGCCTGAGATACAAGTTTACGATCACATTGCCCTGCTGATCTTTGAAGTCAGGGATAAATCGACGCATCATCAACATGTTATCGCCGTCGCCAATATCAAAGTAACCAGACTCTATGTTAGCGACAATGGCACTTCCGTCTGCTTTGTTTACGCCGTCTTCTTGGTTATAGACTAAAGATCGGCCTGCGGTGAGACCATAGATGGTTGAGATTGTGGACGCAGTGCTGGTTGGTAAATACTGCGAGGCCGCTGGCTTCGTATAAACGCCGATGTCTTGCCACGCTGTCCGTGCCAGAGAGCCAATGCTCCAGACATTTTCAAGATAATTAAACGTCACACAGCGATCTATATAATCGCTGGTGTAGCTGCAATAGTACCACGTGACCTCATTAAAATCTGAGTTGATTCCTGCGTAAAACTTTGTGCGCTGAACCAGATTGATGTCTTTGAACACGTAGTCCTGCACTGTACAAGCCATCTTCTTTACCGTGCCGTCAAAAACGAAGAAGGCGTCAATCCCATCCAGAAGGCAAGGCCATTCACGTCCACTGCAGCATGGGGGCCAGCGCAGCCGCAGTTGGCCGCTAGTTGCTGGAAACCGAAGGTATAGGGAGGACCAATATACTGCTGTCCGTGCAAAGAGGTGTCTGTGAAGATTAAAATCTGCCCGCGAGACCTGATTGCTGAAACAATGTAGCTGCCGTCAGAAAGGCGTTGACCACCAGCGGTGTTTGTGACGCTCTCTGTGAAGGTATTGATATCTTCTTGATTGGAGAAACGAACGAACATCGGGTCTTGAGTGGTTGGATCACCGACTGTTGTCTCTGTCCCAAAGCAAACCAGATGCCTATCAGGGCTTGAAATAAGCGCATAAGTGCTCTTGGTAGGCGCGCCAGCAATAGCTGATGCTCTCACTGAAACGCCGTCATTGGTCGGGCTCCATGTATAAATGGGACCGTCTACCAGTTGGAGAATCAAATCTTCGCCGTAGTTGTCAAACACCCACGTTCTGGACAATAGACTAAGCACCAGTGTATCGGGGCGCGGGACTCCCCATGCCGCAGCGCCCCATGTCCCGGTACCGAATCCGTAGTCGTAAAAGCTGACATCCGATCCCACAGATATCTGGTACGCACCGACAACAGATGCGCCGCCATTCCCGGTGTCACTTGCATTCGCCGCAACAGGAGAAGTAATAGTGTAGGTGTTGTCATTAACAATGCTAGTGATCTGCCATTCGCTGTTCAGAATGGCTGCAGTTATTTGACCCCCGAGTGACGACGCTCCTGAAAATGTTACAAAGTCACCTTCTTCTGCGCCGTGGGCCGTGTCAGTCACAAATATGGTTAAAGAGTCGGCATAGGCGGTGAAGGTGACATCACCCGCGCTGGTCGTTGCACGGAGAGGAGTGATGTCGTACCAAAAGGCTCCTGTATTCACGTAAACTTTTCTGTTTGTGCCGACAACAAAATAGGGAACGCCTATCAGCGACTCCCACGAAAACGCCTCGCTGACATTACCGACGAGGTAGCTTTGCGAACTTTCAAAGTAAGTCCACCCTCCGATTTTTTCTGGCAAGCCGTAGCGAAAACGGACATTGTCACCATCAATCCAGCCGCCTTCAGCACCGTATTCAGTGTTCTGTTTGTCAATGCCGGGCTTTAAAGTAAGCTTAAATAAACTCATGGGGATATTTACCAGTTTTAATCATGTCAGCTATATGTTGGCTTCGTTTTCCAACTTGCTCCGCCCAGCGGGAATTAAGGAATTCGGTGCTAGCAGCTTCATAGTTACCTTCTGCCATAGCCGTCAACGCCTTTTGAAAACCCTGCAAACGCGGTAGGCCAATGTTAAAACAAATGTCGATCAAAGCGTCTCTTCGTACTTCGTCCAGATCACTGAACCAAGGAAAGGCTCCCCCTAGCTCTTTAACTACGCGATTAACGTCGTTTGTCAGCAAGTAATCAACTTCATCCTCTGACAAACCTATTCCGCCGTTTATATCTATGTTTCGGCCAATCCCGATTGTCCACATACCAGCGGGGCATCGGTACGCCAAGTGTCTACCGTTTGTCTTTACTTCACCTTCGTGAAGCCGAAGCATTTTAACTATCTTTTCCATTCTGTTGACTCTGACTTGCGCCGAAATAGAAACTTATGACCGCACTCACTGTACCCCCTAAATACCCAAGTACGAGTGATACTATGGTGTCCGAGTTCTGATCGGGCGGTAGCAAAGTGACTAGAAATATATAGCCGAGGAATCCGGTCAAACTAAGAAGGCCGATAGCTCGGGCTGTCCAGTCACTAGAGAAATGCGCTCTTGCGTCCTGCTTGTCTTTTGTCTCAAGCTCAAACATGTCTACGCCGAGTTCTTTCATCTTAGCGGCGTACTTTAGTTCAGCTTCTTTTATCTTGAACAAGTCTTCGGCTGTGGCTGTCTGCATACGTTTTTCAATCGCATCAGGCGTAGGCTCGCAACCTAATACTTCAGCAATAACTTTCCCCGCAGCGCCGCCAAGCGGACCACCAAGGGTAGCGCCTAGTGTTGGAGCGATACCCCCTACAATTTTTTTAAGAGCGCCGAATTTCATCACAGCACCGCCAGTATGACCATCAGTATCACGATGCAGCTAACAGTGATTCCGAGTTGCTCGTGCGTGCAGTTTTGCACAAATTTCCAGCAGGGGGCACCGATCTTTTTAAATGGATTCATCTTACGCTCCTCGTTACTTATCTGCTTTATTTTCTAACCGTTTAAAAATTGCACCAAGAAGTTCTTTTACTTCTCTTATATCCTCGCGGTAATCATCTTTTGACACGTACTTTTCGGGGATTAGTTTCATGTCATTCGCTAGTGTATCCAGCGTGGTAAATATACGGCTGACTAGCCAGCCCCCCAAAAAAGAGACTGTTATAAAAGAAAAGTTAAGTACTGCTTGGCCGTCCATTTCCATCACATCAGCTCCGAGCCAAATTAACACCGAATATAATTACACCAATTAACGCAGCAAACAGGCTTACAATAATTCCACCATCAATGAATAGTTTCTTTCTTGCTGCCCTTGCTTTAGCTTGTTCCAATCTACGTTGACGTATCTTTCTTCGCTCTTGCATCATCTCGTCGTAAAAGTCTTTACCGACTGTGTAATAACAAAGCTCTCGTAAAGACGTTTCCATGTCGGCGGTTTTCTTCTTTGCCATTTGGATTTCTAGCGCCTGCGCTTCAACAGACTGGCCCCTGAACAGCTTGGGGCCGTACTGCACTTCTGCTTCAATTTCGTTTATTCGTTCCTTGTGGTCAAAAAACTTACCGATATAACTAGCCGTGTCTTCTATTTCTCGACCAGCGTTTACTGCTTTAGCCACTAGGTTGTAGGCTTTGGTAGCGCCCTGTATACAGGCGGCAATTGTAACTGGGTCCATGTCATACTACCTCGCTCTACAAAAAATTACTGACTAAGGTCAGGGCGTTGGTTCAGGTTCCGGTGCAGGTGCCCAAGGCAGCCCGGGGTCATTGATTGGGTTTGCTTTCTCGTCGATCTGTTTTTGTATTTGCGCGTCTACATGCTCTGCGTATCTTCCAACTACTTCAGCCTGAATCCACCCCAGTACCTGCTCTTCCGTTAAGTCCTCGTAAGGAGTAAACGTGCCTGTACCACTGTAGGTGAAGGGAGTTGCTCCGGCGAACATGCCAGTATTACCGTTCTCGTCAGTACCGGTTTTGGTCCAGAAGGTTTGAATTACGGTATTGTCGTAGGTAACACCGTCGATAGTTTCATTTCGGGCCTTCATATCTGTGACTGACCAAGTGTATGTAATAGCCATTTTTACGCTTCCTCAGTCGATGTAAGCGACTCTTTCAACATGTTAAT